ATTGTGCGAGATGGTGCGGCTGCATGATCTTGGAATCAGGCCGCAGGTGGTGCGTGGAATGTGGCGTGAGGAGAAGGAGTGGGAGTTTGCGATTGAGCAGGCTCGCCAGCGTGTGCGTGAGTGGAACAATCTCATCGAGGGAGTGAAGGTGGGCCAATGAAACTACAAGAGATCAAGTCCGCGGTGCTGGCTGGGAAGACTGTGCATTGGAAGAACGAGGGGTATCGGGTGATCCATGCTCCGAAGATCGGGGAGTTCCTGATCCGCTTCGACTACAACGAATCGATGACCGGCCTGACATGGGCTGATGGTGTGACCATGAACGAGCGGGAGGAGGACTTCTTCCTTGGGGAGGAGTAGGCCAATCAACCGAACACTGAACCATCATGGGAACATGGATAGTACCCCCACAGTTACGCACCTTAGCCTCTGCACCGGATACGGGGGCATCGACCTTGGACTCGATCGGGTTATCCGAGGCATGCGAACTCTTGCTTATGCGGAGATCGACGCGTTCGCGGTCGAGGTGTTACTTGCGCGAATGGAAGATGGGTCGCTTGATGCGGCTCCGATCTGGACTGATGTACGGGATTTCCCGTGGCATCTTCTTCACGGCAGCGTGGACATACTCAGTGCGGGCTATCCGTGCCAGCCGTTCAGCCATGCCGGACTCCGCAAGGGGAACAGCGACGAGCGGCATCTCTGGCCCCACATCAGGCGAGGAATCGAGTCAGTTCGACCTGCCATTGTCTTCCTCGAAAACGTCGAGGGGCATATCACGATGGGACTCTCCAGCGTCATCAGCGATCTGGAAGAGTTGGGTTACGAAGCAGCGTGGGGAATATTCAGCGCGGAGGAATGCGGTGCGCCGCATCGCAGGAACCGAGTGTTCATCGTTGCTACCGACGCCCTGCGCGAACGAGGACAGCTTCCGCTTGAATGGCTCAAGCCAGCAATCGAAGACGCTGGAGGCGATGGCACGGCGGGGAGAGCTGAGGACGGCGGCGACTGGGAATGCAAGCAATGTGGATCGCCTGTCTTTGGAGGGTGCGAATGCGATCATGGTGAATCTCAATGTCACAACTGCCGCGAGTGGACATATCCATTCCACTATAACACAAGCGACGGATGTTCCTATTGTGGAACGAGTTGGCCAAAGTGGTGGGACACAACAAGCTGGCCCATTGAACCCGTTGTTCGTGGAAGCGATGATGGGGCTACCAATCGGGTGGACCGACTGCGCCTCCTCGGAAACGGGGTCGTCCCCCAGACCGCCGCTCTCGCCTTCCGAACCCTGCTCCGAGAAGTAACCTCCAAGTAGGCCAATCACCCCATCTTCCACCCTCCCCAAGCGACCCCCCGGACCCCCATCCGGGGCTTTTCGTTTCTAAGCGGTCCAACCCCCCATCTCCGCTGTCACCATACTCCCCGCCAATCAAACGCGCTCCTAGCCCCCTCCCAGCTCCAGCAATCCACATCCCCCATCCACCACCACAACCACCACCCACGAGTTTGGCGATTTTCGATTCCACCCAATAGGGGGTACCAAGCGAGCGAGCGATTTCGTAGTCAGTGGGTTAGTTTACTATCTCTGCCCCCCCTTCGCCTAAATAGCGATATGGGGGGGGCAGAGATACCCCTATTAAGAGGGGTTAGTGGGGGTATACTAGGGGGGAGGGTTTACCATGAAAGGGGGGCACCATAGGCCTATGGGGTACCCCCTAGGTGGCCCCCCTAGTTGGGATGGGAGTGGATGTGGGCGCGGTAGGCGGCGAGCAGCTTTTTGTGCTTGGTTTCGAGGGTCTCCAGCCGGATCTCCAGAGCCCTGATCCGGTCCGAATCGGTGTGTCGGATGGAGCGGTTGTCGATGCCGTGCCAAGTACGGTCCAGCTTGTCGAACACAATGATCCGACGCTTCCTCAATTCATTGAACAACTTGTTGGCCCGCTCAATATCACAAGCCAGCGCCTGCGATATGTGGATAACCACCTCGCTCGACGCGATTGTCTTATCGTGCTTGAGGGGCGGCATCTTCCCGAACTGATCGCGGTATGTCATATCCGATCCTTTCTCTTCTGCTTATTGGTATACGGTTTCTTCTCTTTGAGCTGTGCGCCGGTCATGACCATGGGGTTGAACTCCTCCCATTTGATGTGCTCGGTCCCGTGCTGGAGGCTGAGCATTGGTTTTGCGAGCCTCGATCCGCGCTTGCAGAAGGCCAACTGGAAGCGCCTAGGTTGATGTTGGCCTACTTCTGCCAGGACGGCGATCTCCCGCGCCCAGTTGGCGAGTTCGCTGGATCCGAACCCGGAGTGGGCGAGTTCCATGGTGGTCATGGGTTCCCCGTCCTTGCGCTGGGCTTTGGAGATGTGATGCATCCAGATCCAAGCGACCTTGGTCTGGTGGAGGATGGGCTGGAGCTTGTTGCGTAAAAACACGCTGACCTCGCCTTGGTCGCTCAGATCGCCCCCGAAGTAAGAGAAGAGCGGATCGGCCACGATGACATCGAGCTTGGAGCGAAGGATGAATCGGCGGGCGTAAGCCAGGAATGCGTCGCCGGTGCGGACGGCCTCGGTGCGGAACTCTAGTTGGAGTTTGAGCGATCGCATCTCGTCGGGCTTGAGGTCGAGTCCATGGCCTACTCCTTGGAAGGCTTCGGCGAGGTCGCCCTTGTCGTTCTCGGCTTGGATGACCCCGATGCGGAGCGGGCGGACGGGCGCGATGCCGAAGAAGTCTTTGCCGAGGCACCACCGGATGACGATCTGCATCATGAGGGATGACTTCCCGATGCCGGTGCCGCCGCTGAGGATCATGGAGGATCCGCGGGTGAGCCACCGTTTGCCGATGAGGTTGTCCGGATCATTCTTGGGATCGAAGTCGAGGAGGTCTTTGACCGTGACGATGGTGGACTGATCCTCGTCGGTCTCGCGGTTGGTGAGCCAATCCTCCCAGGATGCGGCACCGAGGTTGGTGTCCAACAACCGTTGCTGCGAGGTGGGGCTGCGCCATGCGCCGGGGAGGCGGGAATAGCGGGAGGGGTTCTTGTTCTTGGCATCGATGCCGGGGATTACCCGATAGATCTCATCCCGGCGGGCGTCCCATTCCTTGCGGGAGGGGGCATCGACCCGGACCCAGCCGTGGATGCTCTTGCCCCCGGAGTCGATGAGGACGGTGATGGGCAGGCCAGAGTCACGCAGTCGCTTTTCCTGCTCGGGCTTGGGGAGGTCATCGAACTCGACTAGGACATGACGGTAGGCACTGACATCGTTGTCGCTGCCGCTGTAGAGGTTGGGCTTGAAGGGGTTGATGCGGACGAAGATCCCCTCGCGCTCCGGTGAGAGGATGCGGGACTGGGGATCATCGAAGCGGTTGAGCCATTCCTCGATTGTGATGAACGAGCCTGCACTGACTGGCCTACCTTCCTCGACAGCGTCGCAGATGCAGACGACCTCAGTCGGGGCGAACGCGGCCTGCATGAACCGCTTGAACTCGCTGGCTTGGGGATCGGGAATGGCGGGGCTGAGCGATGGAACGGGTACCGGGGCAGCATCGGCCACCGGCTTCTTGAATGTCACCCTGCTGAGATCGAATGGCCCGGAGGGTGATGATCCCCCGGCATCGAGCAGATGTCCCCTAGGCTTATTGTGAGCGCGGGACGCGGCTTCCCGTAGCTTGTAGGCCAGCTCTGTGGCCTTCCATGGGGGTTGGCAGGACTTGTTCCAGTCTTCGAGGAGGGTGAGGCTGTCCACATGGGATAGGGCGAAGCCGTGGACGAGACCGACTGCGGCGGTGTAGGTGGCGTTGTGGCCACCGGATCCGGAGATGGCTGGCGGAACCTTGGAAAGCCAAAGGGCCGCTCGTTGGAGCGTTGTCATGTCGTTGATTCGTTGCTTGTTACGGGGTTGTTAGGATTCTGGCCAGATCATGCTGAGAGGATCTGGTGGTTGGGGACTGGTTGGCGATGGCACCCAGGTCTGGGTTTCGGTCTTCGCCGGGAAGGAGATCCATCCGCGTTTGACGCCGATGGCAATGATATTAGCCGACTCCTCGATGAGCCGGCGGTTCTCGTCGGTGATGCTTGTTCGTTCCTCTTCGGTGATGGGGCTTGGTTTCTTGTTATTGAGCAGGCGTGATTCGTACCAAGGTTGTTCGTGTCTTGGGGTCT